TCATGCGAACATTATTTGACAAATAAAGCAATGAATAGAATTGCTTGGTTAGGTCAAGCCGCTATGTGTTATGCAACTGGAATCCCATCTAAATATTGCGCTGGTTTTAATTTATTGTCACCTGAGCAACAAGACAAGGCTAACTTAATAGCGTTAGACGCTTTAAACTTTTGGATGGTAAAATACAATAGAGAGCCATTAACAATAGAAGAAGCATTATCAATTGGTAGACAAGTAAATATTTATTAATATGGCAACTAAAGTTTATAACGATAAGTCTGTTTTACAGGCAAGTATTGAAAGAATAAGTCAAGTATTTGACAACTTTGAAAAAATATACATTTCATTTTCTGGCGGAAAAGATTCAAGTGTTATGTCGCATTTAGTATTACAAGAAGCTAAAAAAAGAAATGTAAAAGTAGGATATTTAATAATTGATTTAGAGGCTCAATATAATGATACTATTATACATATTGAACAAATGATTGAAATGTATAAAGATAACATTGAATTGCATTGGGTTTGTGCTGAATTATTACTTAGAAATGCAGTTAGTAATTATGAACCAAGATGGGTTTGTTGGGATGAAACAAAAAAAGATGTTTGGGTAAGACCAAAACCAAAACTTGCAAGCGATTTAAGTCAATATGATTTTTATCAACCTAAAATGGAATTTGAGGAGTTTATGGTAATTTTTGGGGAATGGTATTCACAAGGTAAAAATACGGCTGCATTTATTGGAATTAGAGCAGATGAAAGTTTGCATAGATACAGAGCAATTGTAAGTAGAAAAGATGGTTTAATGTTTAATAATTGGAAATGGTCAACAAAAGTTTCAAGTAAACTTTTTAACATTTATCCTATTTATGATTGGAAAACAGAGGATATTTGGATTTTTCACGGCAAATACAATAATTTAATTCATAATAAAATTTATGATAAAATGATGATGGCTGGAGTTAAAATAAGCCAACAGAGATTATGCCAACCATATGGTGATGACCAAAGACGTGGATTGTGGTTGTATCATATTTTAGAACCAGATACATGGTTTAAACTAATAGCAAGGGTAAACGGAGTAAATAGTGGTGCTTTATACGTACAAGAAAATGGAAACGTATCTGGTTATAATAAAATTTATAAACCAGAAGGTCATAATTGGGAAAGTTTTTGTAACCTTTTACTATCTACAATGCCAGCAAAAACAAGAGAGCATTATAGAGAGAGATTTGTTAAATTTATTAAAGGTTGGCAAGATAGAGGTTATTATACTATACCAGATGAGGCTCCAGAAGATTTGGAAAACAAGTGTTGGGTTCCTTCTTGGCGTAGGATGTGTAAAGTTTTATTAAGAAATGATTATTGGTGTAAAGGTTTAGGTCAAACACAACCATTTTCGGATGCTTATGGTAAATTTAAAGAAATAAAAAAGAAAAGAAAACTTGAAGAAAGTTTAAATTAAATTTTATCTTTGTAAAAGGTTGCTCAGGCATGGGCGTAAAAGGTTTTCACGTTACCTTTCCTATTATTTTTCAACGTGAGCAAAAAAAACAAACGTGATATGAGTAAAGATACTTACTACTTTTCGCATGACTATAATGCGAGAACAGATGAAAAAATCAAACTTTTAATTAGGAAGCATGGTCTAAAAGGCTATGGTATTTTTTGGGCAATCATAGAAGATTTGTATAATAATGCGAACGCATTGCGATTGGATTGCGAAGGCATTGCGTTTGAATTGCGAGAGGATATTGAAACCATTAAAAGTGTTATTCAAGATTTTGATTTATTCCAAATTAAAGACAATTATTTTGGTAGCTTATCCGTTCAAGATAGATTAAACAAGAGATTAGGCAAATCTGCAAAAGCAAGAGAATCAGCATTTTTAAGATGGAACAAAAGCGAAGGCAATGCGAACGCAATGCAAACGCATAGCGAAGGCAATGCTATAAAGGAAAGTAAAGTAAAAGAAAAGAAAGTAAATATTAAGCCACGCAAGATTTCTTTTGAAGAATCAAACCTATTTGATAAGATAAGTTTTAAAGAAACATTCCCCGATTGGTCACAAGATAAACTCAGGCACTATTACGATGCAGCATTAAGATACTCAGTTGAGGGGAATAAATATGTTAGTTGGGAACTTGCCATTAAGCAATGGGAACGAAAAGATAAGATTAACAATGTGCTAGTAGAAAAGCCTACACAAAAAGTAATAATCTGGTAATGGCAATAATAAGAGAACTAGATACCAATATTCAAGAGCGAATATTCCACTTGCAAAAGTATGGGCAGCCATCAGGTTTAAAGATTGGATTCCCATCGTTTGATAAACTCTACTCAGTTAAAGAAAAGCGAACCACTATTATTTACGGCAGACCAACAGATGGTAAAAGTCAGCTATTGATACAGATTTTAACAGGTTTAGCTTGCAGTCACGGCAAAAAAAGTTTAATCTATACACCAGAAACAGGCGATGTGGATGAAGTTTACTCAGAAATTATACATTGTTTAACAGGCAAAAGTTTTAACCTGCATTCAATTAACTACCGAATAAGCGAAAAGGATTTATACAACGTGATTCCATTCGTTAAAGACCATTTTAAGGTAGTAGAGTTAACTGAGGGCGAGTTCAACTTAGATAATTGGCTAGAGATAACTGAGCAAGCCATTACTGACTATGGTATATTTGCAAGTGCAGCCGATAATTGGAACGACTTAGACCATAGCAGCGAAGCAATGATAAGCGAATACTTAAAACGTAACTTAGTAAAATGGAATAGACACGCAAAGAAGCACGAATATCACGGATTTGTAGTTGCACACGCTAGGAATCCTCAGCTAGTAAAAGGCGAGGACTTTCCAAAGCCAGCTAGAGTAGATGAGATTGATGGTGGATATGCTTGGTATGCAAAAGCAATGAACATGATTTTAGTGCATAGAGAATACGAGGAACACGCTGAGGGTTTTAGGCAAAGCAGCACGGCAGAAATTCACATTAAGAAACTAAAAAAGAAAAGTGAAGGGCAAAAAGGAATCTGCAAATTAACTTTTGATGTTTATAGAAATGCTTACTACGAAGACAAGGGAGAGCGTTTTTACTTGCCAACACCATTCATAAGGTCAGAATCTAACAACGATATAATACCAACACCATTTTAATATGAAATTAAATGTACTAAGCCTATTTGACGGAATGTCTTGCGGGCAACAAGCTTTAGAAAGATGTGGAATAGAAATAGAAAACTACTATGCAAGTGAGATTGATAAGTATGCCATCCAAGTTACTATGGCAAATTACCCTAATACTATTCAGTTAGGTAGTGTAGTAGGAGTAGATGGGTATAAATTACCTAAGATTGATTTATTGATAGGTGGCTCACCTTGCCAATCATTTTCATTTGCAGGAAAGCGAAAAGGTATGGCAACCAAATGTGAAACTGAGATATTAACCTTAGAACATTACCTAGAATTAAAAGCAGAAGGCTACGAATTTGAAGGGCAGTCTTATTTGTTTTGGGAATTTATGCGATTACTAAACGAATGCAAGCCTAAATACTTTTTACTAGAGAACGTAGAAATGGGAGAGAAGTGGGAAAAGGTATTAAGTAAAGCTATTGGTGTAAACGGAATCCATATTAACTCTGCTTTAGTATCGGCTCAGAATCGCAAAAGAATCTATTGGACAAATATTGGAATGCAACCAGGCGGATTGTTTGGAGATTTAGAAAGTATTATTCAGCAACCAAAAGACAAAGGTGTTTTGCTTAAAGATATTTTGGAAAGTGAGGTTAATGAAAAGTATTTTTTGAGTGCAAAAATGTTTGATTGGCTAACAAGGCATAGTGAGAAAAGGGGGAATGAATTTAAGAAAACAAAAGGAGATAGAAAAAGTTCTTGTCTAAGTGTTTCTGCGCAAGTAGCAGTAAATTTAAGTGCAGACTTTATTATTCACAACACAATGCCACGTTCATCAACAACTGGCAAGGGTGGAACTAGTCCATTAAGCTGTAACGATGGCAAAACTTATTGTTTAGATACTGGTAATACTAATGCAGTTGAAATTAAAGCTATTATGCTTGGTAGGTCAAAAGAATGGGGGGCTCCTGAAAATGATAAAGGTAAAAGTTACACTTTATGCAAAGAACAACCGCACGGGATAAAACAAAATTCACGAATCCGCAGGCTAACTCCAATAGAATGTGAGCGACTTCAAACAGTCAAAGACAATTATACCAATCACGTTTCAGATTCACAAAGATACAAGATGCTTGGAAATGGTTGGACTATTGAGGTTATTGCATACATATTTAATTATTTAAAATAATATGAGCGAAGATAAATATACCGAAACTTTAGAACAGCTATACTTCACAACAAGAAGTTTGCAAAACCATGAACGCAAGGAAGAATCAGCACTTGCCATTTTAGATGAATTAAGAGCGACTATAAACGATTTT